TATAATTGGCATGATTTATTTTTATAATATGACAGATAAAAGTAAAATTGTAAAACATTATAAGTCTTCTCTGTCAAGTGATTTACAAAAAAGGTATGATAATATATCCAAAGAGAGAATGACTATTAGTTATCAAGGATATATATTAGGGTTTATTATTTCTCTCTTCATCATCTTTTACAATCTTAAATTTAAAGGGCTGAAGATGACTAACTTTGCTTTAGTGTGTACAGTAATGACAACTTGTTTTTTAACAAATTATTTCTATTATATGTTATACCCAAAATCAGATTGGATGTTAAATCATATGGACAATCAAGAAGAAATTAAAGAGTGGCTTCAAATGTATAGAGAGATGTCATATAATTACCATGCTGGTTTAGCTCTAGGTATTGTTGCTGTTGGCATGTTGGCATTTGCCTTTAGATGCTAAAACGAAGCGTTTGTAATAAGGTTAAACAAGTTATAAGGGTTAAATCCATAAACTGATTCAGCACCTAAATGAAGAATACTGTGAATACCAATTACTAAACTTACTAAAGAGAGAAGACATATTTGTCGGTAATAATTGAGTTTGATAAATTGACTATAATTCTTAGCAAAAATTAGTAAAATAATGAGTAAAATTACTCCGGTAAATAATAATCCGCTCATAGATGGGGTCATAATTAGGTAGGATAACATATATATATATATATGGGGGTAAAACAATTTAAAGACATTACTATTATTTATAGTAGGGGGGAAGGGTAGTAGGACGGTAAAGTTAAGTTTTTTGTATTATCATTATCATTATCATTATCATTATCATTTATACTAACCAGTTTTATTTATTATTGCCTTGTTAGCTCAACCGGATAGAGAGGCGACCTTCTAGACAGCGAAACACATCAGTTCCAATGATTTATATAATATTAAAATCACTTAAAGAGATAACGCATAAATTACATATAATGGGTTCATACATTGTCAAGCTCATATAGTGAAATGGTTATCACAATCGTCTTATAAGCGATTATTCTGGGTTCGATTCCCAGTATGAGCATATCTCATCTAATAAATATATTTGTATAGTAATATACAATGGCTTCTTACAGCAATTTATTTATATTTAAATTTATAAATTGAAGCCAGTAAATAAAGAGCATCCTTGGCCGAGTGGTCTAAGGCGGCAGGCTTAAGATCTGCTAGTATAATTACTGCGTGGGTTCAAACCCCACAGGATGCATAACCAATTAAAATTTATTAGAGACAGATATAGGGTGGGAGGTGGCGATTTTATGTTTCTTACAGCAATTAACTAAATATTAAATAAATATTAATTAAAGATTATTATTAATAATAATCATTGTGAAACTAGCAAAAATTAGGATACAGTATTTGGGAGAGAGTTAGACATTTTCGGGTCTGATTTTTTGAGTAGTGTGTATAAGTATAAATACAATGTATATCGGCGCCAAAATTGATATATAATATTTAGAATGGGTTGTATCCTTAACAGCATAATTTCAATTAAAATTAAAAATTATTACTAGCGTGTTATTTGAATAAATTTATCAACGTTTCAAATGGCGCGGGTGTGCCATGCGAACGTCAATTGACGTTTGTAGAACAACGCAAGAGTAGTTTAGAAGTACATACATGACCTTGTAGAGTTGTTAAGTATGTATCTTGAGCCAACGTCCATCTGATAGTTTCGTTATGCATACAACGTCACAGGGTGTATACGTAGGCATATTTAAAGGTATTAAATGGTAATAGTCATTTACCGAAAACAAATTGTCAAATTTGTGGTCTCATAGTGTAGTGGTTATCACTCAGGACTTTGAATCCTGAAACCCGAGTTCGAATCTCGGTGTGACCTTTAATAATATGGGTAACAATTATTTTATGTGCTTCCTTAGCTCAGTTGGTAGAGCATTCGACTGTTAATCGAAAGGTCCCCGGTTCGATCCCGTGAGGAAGCGATTTTATTAATATAATCATTTTTAAATACTTATATTAATTTACTTTTTCCTTTACATGTCTTTTTGGAACAGTTTAATACATTCCCAGATTTTAGCAGATTCCTCGATACTAAAAGCACCTCTTTTATGACCCAATGACAAAAAACTTACCATAACATTTAGAGCTATATTTTCGTTAGAAATAATAATATCAACTAATCTAACCTCTTTTTGAGGTGCTGGGGTGGGAACAGGAACCTCTGACAAAACAACATTTTCATCGTTATTCATATTATAAATTATTTAAATACTAATTTTTAAGTCTTTTATCACGTACAATATTTATTTGTAATTTTATTTTTAATGTAATTAAATCATTTAAAGACTATTCTCTAGTGTATATATAAACAGAATGTCTTCCAATTCCAACACAATTATGCTCTCTAATGAATCTATTCTCAACATTGAAATTAAAAACAAAGGTTTTGCACTTTTAGATCAAATGTTTAAAGAAAATGGTTGGTGTCTTGTAAAAAATGAAATGAATTATATTTGCTACACCAAATTTGGTCATGAAACCGATATTTTTGAAATTATTATCGATTCTAAAAATATTCATATTGGCATTCCAATTAAGAATAGTCCTTTTCATTATAAAACATCATTTAAGGACTATTTTCAAGCTAGCGAATATGTGGAAGCCAGATTTTTTGATTTTATTTCATAAACCCATTTACATGCTTTTATATTTCAAATATCAATTAAAATGTTATAAATTTATCTTTTCAGACAAAAATGACAGAGTTAATTGTCTTTAATATCCCCATAAATTCTGCCAAACACTGCTTATAAAGGATGGTTTATTTTTTACATTTAATTTAAAAGGACACGAATAATCTGGATTTTCATTTAAAGCTCCACACGGATTACAAGGGCCATTTAAAAATGTAAAACCTGGTATTATTTTTTCCAAATTATTATAATCTACAGGTGTTGTTTTTGATTTTTGTTCTCCAAATATAGTTCCTTTTCCTGTGTATGTTATTCTCTCTAGTGTATAATTTTCCATATTACATTTTATTATATCATCGCTTCTATTTTCTAATAAACCCGAATCTTCACTCAAGGCAAAATCCCCAAAACCACTTGGAAGATCTTCATATTTATTACCCGAAGGATTTTTTACAAGAACTCCGTTTAATAGAAATTGTCCTTCTTTTGTTTGATAAGAAATTATTCTTAAAATAGCAGCTTCATTATATATTGTTCTTACGTAATTTACAGAATCTTTTGGAAGTGTTCTTATAAATGGATTACTTTTAACCGCCGATTCATATAATAATATTGTATTTTGCGACCACGGCCATCTTCCATTTTCATTAAAATAATCTAACTCTTCTTGACTAGCTTGATTTTCTTGAATCATATTTATATCAAATATTTTTTGACGATTTATTGTATTTTGAATTTGTAAAAAATCACGACTTGATTGCGGATTCCAGGTAAAACCTTCTTTTTGCGATAAATGTAAAAATCTAAATATGATAACAAATATTATGCTTAAAATTATTCCATATTGGATATTGTACATTGAAACGAATAATGATGTAGTTATTAATATTATATTTCCTAAAATTGTATTAAATAACGTATTAAATAACGTATTAAATAATTCTGGAATTAAATATAAAACAAACCATATTAATATTAATATTGTAAGTAAACCAAGTATTTTTGTTTTATTTTCATCATTTAATATTTTTTTTAATTTATTCATATATTATTAAACTATTAATATTTTATAATTTAATAATATATATGCGTAAGACTAAAGTAAATAAACGAAAAATTAAGTATTCAAAAAAACATCGCAATCGCAAAGTTGGTCAAAAAACTCAGCGAACCCGTGGAAAAAATAAGAATATATGTGAAAAAGGTGTTACAGATGAGGTTTTAAAGTTTAGAAAACGAATTAAAGAACTTAATTTTAAATTTAAATAATTCATAACAAGGACTATTAACTGCCTGTAGAACCAAACCCGCCACTACCTCTCACTGTTTCTTCGCCTAAGTCTTCTCTAGAATCAACAATTTCTACAATAATTGGAATCATTCCTGGTGCACAAATTTGTAAATAACGATCAAATTTTTGCCCCAAATAATCCGCTTTTCTGCGAGGTGTTAAATTATCAGGAAGATTTACTACATCAAACATTCCCATGAGGTGTCCGCGATAACCTGCATCAATAATTCCAGTTGAATTCGCCAATCTTAATGGGGTTTTTGAAATTGATGAACGAGGGTGCATGTAATAACCTGTATTAAAATTCTTTCCGGTATCTGTGAATATTTTTGCTGAACAAATAACCCTTAGATTTAATTTGTTTACTGGACTTTGATTTTCCCACCCCTCTCCAAAAAAACGCAATATTAAAGGATCGCAGTTATTATCATCTCGGGAATCCGGCGCTCCTGGAGAAAACAAATCAAACCCAGCATCAATATAATGAGGGTTATTTAATAAATTATTGTTATGATTATTTGCCGCGTCACGATATCTATCAATTAAATTTGTGTCATTTACATCTACATATAACTTTAAAACCATAACACGGTCATAAATATTTAACAATGTATTCATTATTGTTTGCGACATGTTATTTATAAAATTTGACATATATACAAATATATTTAAAATGAGTTTATATTGTTTTTCAGATATATTATTTTTCATTTTCAATAAGATCTAATGCTTTTAACCTATGATAAAATACACGACGATTTCTATTTAGTTCGCCTTTTTGAAATTCCATACCATTAATCAATTTTTCAACTTTGTCTTCGATATTCGCAGCTCCTTGTCTTTTAGCCTCTTGTTTTAAATTATTTAATTTATTTAATTCATCTTGTATTTTTGAATATTTATCGTACCATATTGTAAAACGTTCATTCATTTCGCTTACTATTTCTATATATGTTTTTGTTGGCATATCTTCAAATTCCATTATTTCTTCAATTGTCGCTAGTTCAAATATTTCATTTTTTTTATTATGACTCTTAACATAAAAGCTAACGGAACCTTTGTTAAAATCTAACATAAAACATAACCCATATTCTTCTTTTTGATTTATAATATGACCTGCTTCTAATATATTTATAAAACTACTTTGACAGTGTCTTAAAAGACAATGCCAATCTGATTCAATTTGACTAGATACTTCTAAGTCTGTAAATATTTTTAGTTTTTTTATATCTTCTGTCCTTGGTTTGTTTTTTGTTGTTTTTATTTTTTCAAACTCTGTTTGAAGTGCTTCTTTTGAACCATAATGTTTCATTAAAATATAAATCTCTCTAACTAGTATTTGCCAAAGTAAATCAGCATCATATTGAACATGCATCATCCGCTTTTTTCTTCCAATTATATATCCAAAAACTCCTTGGGTTCCCATTTTAATATTAATAGTATTTATAAAATATTTTTAATATATTATTTTAATTTTAATCTTTACATATTTAACCTTTATGAAACTTCAGGGTCTCTTCAAACTGCTTCCGTTTCCGGAACTCTTGTATACCATTCTGGAGGAGTCAAATAAATATTTGATGTTCCACAGGCATTACCAACGCTTGTCATACTTATACCTCCAGTTCTTATTCCTGTACCTGTTTGAACTGCATATGGAAAAGGTTTTTGAGGACCAATAGGATTATTACAACCTCTAGTTAGATATAAGTTATATTGTCCATAAGAAACTGGTTGTCCCAATATTTTAGTGTAAGGACCATTACGAGCCATATCATTATATTTAAATCCAGCGGTAGAACGACCTGGTTTACATAGTGTAGGACTACATTTAACAATATGTTCTTCATATACAGCATCTGTATTTACCTTTAGATTACATGTATTTGCTGCTGCCAAATTTTGAATGTACAAACCCTGACTTGATGTGTCTGTTTGGTTGCCAGTGTAATTTGGTTGAACCCAGTAGTTTGGATATTGTCCTGTATATGCCCATCTGTATTTTTGACGTAACATGCCATACGTTGATAAGGTTGATGGCTTAATATATAAATATTGTGTTCCCATTGTATCGACAATACTTGAATTGAGTACTGGTTGAACCGCGGGCTGTTTGCTACCGGCATTTGGAAGAGCGCCGGTAGAACCTGTAGAAACATTTCCGACCAATGCAGCGGAAGGATATTTGCCATATGTTCCACCAAAACCAATTGGTTGAGTACCTCTATAAGGTGTTCCTGATTTTGACATTTTCATGTCTCTTCCTACTCCACCGACATTTCTATGACCACCATTTATAGAAAAACCAACAGGACCTGGATTATGAATAGCTAATTGAAGTCCGGTTGTTGAACGACCAAATGGACCTTGAGGCAACCATACTCCGCCTGGAGCTGATCCTGAACGTTTTGACCCATAATTTATTACAGATTTTCTTTTAAAAGCAGTTAATGACATATAACATAGTATGAGATTTTTATTGTATTTTAATTAAACCTTTTAATTATATAAATATTATACTTCGCTTTTCTGGTTCTTCAACTAAACATCTAGAGAGAAGCCAATAGAACTTTGTGTTTTTAAAATGTAATTGGTTTAAATATTCATTGATTTTTACACATTTTTTTTCTTTTAAATATTCATTGTAAAAATTATCGTCTCCTGTTAAAGCAAATAATAATAAACAACCTAAACTAAAATATGATGTTTTATAATGAATATATGATGGAAGTTCTTTTATTTTTAACATTTCTGGTGAAACAAAAAAGTCTTTTACATTAAATGGGCAGCTAATTATAGCCATTTCTTTCCCTACGGGACATATTTCTGCTACTAATTCGCTGCCTAAGAATGCAAAGGTTTCGTCATTTAGCACAATTATATTTTCTGGCGAGTAACCTATTATCGTGTTAGATTCAAATGATATTAAATGGGATAACTGCGCCGACAAACTTGATAACATATTTGCTGCTAAATTTATACTTAGAATTCTTGAACCTCTTACCTCTACATGCTCTTCAACAAAATCTTTAAATGACTTTACTGACAGTGCCTTGAATCTTAGAGTTAAATAATCATCTGTTATTGTCCCTCCTTCGATTATATGTGTTTTAGTTAGTGACCTTACTAATGCTGGACATGGATAATTAAATTCTATTTTATATATTGTTTTCTTGTTTTTATCTTGAAATATTTTTAATGAATCGTTTGAATATATTTCTGTCATTTTATAAATATAAATTGAAATATTTATATTTATATTTTTACGTAATCATTATTTATTTATTTATTTATTTATTTATTCGCATCTTTAAGTAATCTTATTTCTTTCTTTAAATTTTGCATTTCTTTAATTAATATTGGAATTAATCCTGTATAATTTACACTTTGTAATTGTTCTCCATCTTTCTCTCCATTTACTAATTCTGGATAAATCTCTTGAAGTTCATGAGCTATTAAACCTATATCTTGTTTTCCTGAATTATTGTTTAAATATGTTACTGGATTTAATTTATCTATTATAAATTTTTCATCTAATTCCTTCACATTTTCTTTAATTCTGTAATCTGATGTAGTAGTATATGATGTAGCAGTTACATTTCCTGTTACATCTAACGGAACATACATAGAATTTTTAGTTGATGTAAGCGTTAATGGATTTATTTGCGCTCCACTTGAATTATTTACAGCAAAAGCATGAGTTCCGTTTGAAGTATTATTATCATAAAAAGTATTAGAACTCTGTTGATATAATTGAAGACCAGAACCAGGTCCTAATACGCCGCTTATATCATTGCAATAAAAATATTTTGCGTAAACACTATTGCTAGCGTAAATATTACCACTCACATCTAATTTGTAAGAAGAAGATGCTGTTTTTCCTATTCCGACATTTCCAGATATAACCGTATTCGTTTTTCCTATATTAACAGTATTTGTATTCGTTCCAATATTTAATGTATTAGGATTACTAGGTCCTGTGCTATCATTATCCAAATAATTTATAAAATTTAAACTTGTATCTACATCAAAATATCCATTATTATTTTCAAGACCTCTCCCTGCTCTAATCTGTCTTCCAAAATTATTAAATATAAGAGCATTCGAACCTACAATTCCTGGGTCTGCTGTTTGAACAAATTGAGCTCCTCCATTTGTTGTTCCATATAAAACAAATGTTATATTACTTGTTGCGTTATCACCAACAGTCATGTCTGACGACCTTGTCCAATAAGTCTGACCATATAAATCTACTACGTATATTCCATTGCTTACATCTGCTACATTTGGATTGATATTTGACTGATAATTTAATAAAACTCTATCACCATTTTGTAATGTATAACCATCAATAGTTGTAGGAGGTACTAACAAATCTATATATCCTGTAGAGGCACATTGACAAGCTTCTAATGGAGTTGTACCAGAACCGATGCTGTCAACATATGATTTTGGAACTAACCCATCTGGATTATTTGTATAAGTTTCTCCAGATGATAAATTTATATAATATGTATTTATATTTCCGGATACATCTAATGCGTAAGTTCCGCCATCTTGAGGATAAGTAGCACCAGGGTTAAAATTACCTCCTATTCCAACATAAGAACCTGGAATTTTTACTTTTTCTTGTAATGTTCCTAATACAATTTGGTTTGACGCGTCTATTGTTGTATTATAACCTATTGCGGTTGAGTATTCGTAAGTTCCATAAGAGGTTGTTCCATTATTTGATACGTCTGCGTTAAAACCTATAAATGTATTATAATTTCCAATTGTATTATAGTAACCGGAAAATGTTCCTATTGATGTATTACAATCAGCATCTAAATTATATAAAGCTTGCGCTCCTATAGCAACATTGCGATTTCCAACATTTGTTGATGTTCCTTCCAAAGCACTTGAACCAACTGCTGTATTGAGAGAACCTATCTGATTATTAGACATTGAACCAGCACCAACTGCTGTATTATCTTCACCAGTTGTATTATAAAATAAAGAATTTGACCCTATTGCGGTATTACAACTCCCATCAAGATTATTATATCCTGCATACCATCCAAAACCTGAATTATTTGAACCTTTGTTGTTATATAAACTAAATTTGCCATATTTTGTTGTTTCTGACATTAATATATATTAGTTATTTATTTTTAATTTTAAAATAATACACTTTTATATTATGTTTTCCAAAATTAACTTTACGTATAAAAAACCTTCTCATAATTCTAAAAGTTATTTAATATCAAGAGAACAACTCGTTAAGCAAAAAATTAAAGAAAATGAAACAAAATCCTTAATTGATTGTATTCATTTACAAAACAAAGTTGATTCTAAAAAGCTCCAAAATACGAATAATATATTTGAACAATCGAGCGAAAAAACCGATTATTATAAAAATAATGATAATATTATTGAAATTAAATTAAATGATTCATCGACTATTAACACTGGAATAATAGATGATGTTAATAAACCTGAAATTATTTTAAATGAAGAAGAAATTAGAAAAATACAAGAAATCAAAAACAAATATATTAATCATTTAAGTGAATCTGTTGACGAAGGCAATTTTGATGTCGAAACATCATTTTCATTTATTGATAAAAATTATAACAATACCATAGCTCCAGAAATGTATGATAACATACCTGCTCCATTTAATGTTGGAAGGATTCATAAAAGAGGAATGAAAATTATTAATAATGTTTATCAAAGTAAATATGATTATGGTAAGGAAAATAGCACTGGGTTGGGAGATTTTATAAGAGGTTCTTATTTTATTTTAGAATTTTGTGAAAAATATAATTTTCAACCTAGAATTGTTTTTAATAATTGTATTTCCAATTTTTTACTCATTAAAACACATAATCTAGAAAGAATTAACAATAATATTTTAAAAGGAATACGATGTTTTAAGAATAATAATTTTAAAGAGTATGTTATTGAAAATGCTATAATACATGAACCATTTAAAGATATTAAAAATATAATGGCAGATTTTGTTGAATATGTTTTAACATTTCCACAATACAGCGGAAATGTTTTCATATTTTGTAATTCTTTTCCTATTGATGAAATACCCGAGAAAAATAAAGAATATATGAGAAAATTTTTAGAACCTACAAATGAAATAAAATTAATTATTAATCAAACTCTTGGTGAGTTAGCTATTTCTTCTAAACAATATATTGTAATTCATATAAGAAGTGGAGATAGTTATTTAAAAGGAGAAAAAAAGGCATTTACTAATGTATACATTCATACTTTAATTAATAATATTAAAAATGATCTTAAAAATTATGTTAACAGAGAGAATAATTATTTATTAATAGCCGATTCGAATGATATTAAAAAAATTATACAAAATTATTTCCCTAATTTTAAAATATTAATTAAACCTATTACCCATTTTGGTGAAGGTATCGTATTAGAAGAAGAAAAAGTTAAAAATACATTAATTGATTTCTATTTGTTATCACATTCAAAAAGAATTTTTTCATATTCAGCTTATAAACATGGCAGCGGTTTTAGTTATTGGTGTGCGAAAACATTTAATATACCATATGTTTGTAAGTATATACAATAAAAAAGGGTGGGTGTGGGTTATTTATACCCCTTTTTTATGTT